CTGCGACAAGGCGATTTTTTTGGTTCATGTTTCTGCCAAGGGAGCGATGTCAAAAGGGCAACAAAAAACCCGCTCCTTGCGAGAGCGGGTTTGATGTGAACCGTGATCTTTTACAGGCCGGTCGTGATGCGGATGATCGAGGAGCCGTCGACAACCTTCTCGGATACGTGCTGGCGCACGCGGAGGATGTTCGAGCGGCGGGCTTCGTCGCGGTAGGTCTCGGAGACGAAAGGCACTGGGCTATCAGCGCCCCAGAGGATCGTGCGTCCGAATCCACCGGCTGCGAACTCACCGCCAACTGTGTTAGCGAGTGCAAGGTAGCTGTCACCCCAGACGAATCCGCCTGAGTAAGTTTGGCCCTTCTTGGCAGTGTTGCGAGGAGCGCGGCCAACGAGGACTTTTTCAACGCCGACTGCCTGAGCAACTTCTTGCTCGGAGAGTAGGCGGGTGGAGTTCGTGGCGACTACGCCGAACATTTGATTCTGCACCTTGGTCGAGCGGCGGACGCGCTCGAAAAGGACTGCGGACATGATGAGCGTGTTTGGGAGCACGCCATATTTGGCGAGTTCCAACTTGCCAGCGGCGACGTCGGCCGGAAGGTCGAACGATGTGATGTTGGCTTCGGTGTAGGCAGCGGTTGCACCGGCGGCAGAGATGGCTGTGAGGCCGTTCGCTGCGTAGGTGAGCGAGGCAACACGAAGCTCGTGGCCAATTTGGATCTGGCTGAGGAGCATGTCGGCAACGGCAACCTCAACGTCCAAGAAGCGGGCGAGGTCGCGCTGAGTTGCGTCGGGAAGGACTTCCTCCAAGCCGTACTCGGTAGTGGCGAAGGTGTCCGATGTGAACTTGCGTCCAACGCGAGGATAGGCGGATCCAGCGGCGATCTTGGTCGCGTCGTCGTTAAGTGCCTCGGATGCGCCTAGGTTGATTTTCAGATACTCGCCCGAGCGAACGTCTGCAACGTAGATCGGCATGACTTCGGCGCCGATGAAGAGGTTTTGCTTGTTCGAGCGGCCCTCGTAAACGGCCTGTGCGATGTCTCCGCGAATTGTGGTGGTGGTGAGTGACATGGTAGTTAGTTAGTTGAGTGTTTCGATCAGGTGCTTAGAGACGAACTGCAAACTCGATGATGTCGCCGGTTACGCCGGAATTGATTGCGGTTCCGAGAGTCACGCCAGACGTGACGAGCGTTCCGACAATCACTCCGCCGGTTGTGGCGAAAACCGAATTGCCAGCGGTCACGGGACCAGGCGAAACGATTCCGAATTGAGTTGCCTTGAAGAGTTTCACTTCGCCAACGCCAGCGGCTGCCACGTCGTCTTGAAGGACGCCGATGACTTCGGAGGCGGTTACGAGTGCGGCGGCTGCGTTGTCGCCTGAGCAACGGACGAGCGTGTTACCTGAGAGCGCGGTCGCGAATGTGAACGAGCGGAGTGGGATGTCATTTTGGGTTGCCATATTGTGAGGTGATTAGAGGTTATTGAGTTGATTGGAGTCGCGAAGGGCGATGTATTCAGCAGGGTGATTCAACATCGCGAATTTGATTGCGGCGGTCTTGGATCCGAGTTCTGCGGTTTTTGTTTCGATCAAATTTTTCAAATCAAATTTGACTTCGGCAGGAACTTCGGCGGCAGCGGATGCCTTCATGGGAGCTGCGCCAAAGTTTGAAATGATCGTGTCGAGCTTGGCTTCGAGCTTGGACATTTCAGAGTCTTTCATTGGCTCGTCCTTTGGCTCTTCGGGAGCGGCTTCCATTGCCTTCTTGTAATCGCCAAAGGCGGATTCAAGGGCGCTGAGACGGGAGACGATGTCGGCAATGCTCACTTCGTCTTCCTTGGGTTCGATTTCGATTTCGGGTGTGTCTTCCATTTGCTTGGAAATTTTGTCAACTGACCTTGCTTCGAAGCTGAAGAGGCCGGTGGGATTCGCTGCGGGTGTCTGCACCAAATCGGCGGAGTAAAGTTCCTCGCACGATGCAAAACTCTTGCCGCCGATGTCCCGCACGGGCCCGCTGAATGCAATCGAGATGCCGAATGTGTCGGGAAGCTTCTCGGCAATTTCCAAAACATATGCGCGCCGGTCTGCGTTTTGCAGAAGGTTCAAATCTCCGAGGAGTTTTTCTCCGACGATGCGAAAGTTATCGACAAAGCCGATGATGTCTTTGATTCCCGCACCGTGATCGAGATTGACTTTGACGCCGCCAGCGTAGGTTTCCGCGCATGCCTTAACCTCGCGCAATGTTTGCGCGTCCACGTAGAGTCCGTGGCCCTTGGCCTCACCGACTGATATTATGGAGACTGCTTCTATGACGTCGCTCATGCCGAGGCGACGATGTCAAAAAAATCAATCGTCGTATTGGTCAACGATGTTCTGCAAAATCATTTCCTCAAGCGCGGCCTGTGCGAGTAGCAACATTTCCGCTTCGTCATCTTCGCGGGAATATACGACGTCGAAGGAACAGGAAATCGACTGCCGCACGCGATTGGCTGAAATGTTTTGCACGTTGCCCTGCAAGTAAAATTTTTCGCATGTCGATACATCCGCAAGCCCACTTCCAGACAGGAATGAGAAGCCGCGCACGCTTGCGGTTGTAGATATTGAAATCCCGATATCTGCGGTGCTGAGTTTCGCAGATACGCCGCGCGCAATTTCGACGATTGCTCTCTGCCCGTGCCGATAGAATCCACCCGGTAAGTCACGCCCGCTTACAATCGGCGGCGGCGGCGGTGGCGGCGTAACTGCGTCCGGGTCCAGAAGCCCTTGGATGCCGATTGAAAGCGGCGTCGGGCTTGAAAGCAGGCCCTGCGTTGCGATGAGCAGGCTGACTAGCATGACTTAGACTCGCGTGACGGTTGTGCTAGCGACTCCGTCGCCGGTTATGTTTTGCGAGACCGCGCCAGCCGCGCGGCTTGAAGGTGTGACGGTCAACGCACTTCCGGATTTTAAACCGTGGATGAGGTGGATTTCCTGCAATTCAGGCACAGCAAATGCGGTCAGGACGCCAGCATCAAAAGCACCTGAGGCGATTACGCCGGTCTGAAATTGGTGGACATTGACGGCGGCATGATGCTGAGCGTTTATTGCCAATTCGTTGTTTGCGTTAGTCGATCGCACAATCCGCCCGCCGTAAGTTCCGCTCGTTGTGTGCCCGCTCGTGGCTTCGTCCCAGACTGCATCCGCAATGCCTGCGGTGGTAGCGGTCGAGAGATCGTTTACCAAAATTTCAGCCGTGCCATTCCACGCGATGAGTCCGCTCGAAAGCGGAGTTACGCCGGACTGGTAGAAAACAACCTGATACGTGCCAGCCGTGATAGTCGGCATGTTGGCTGAATAAAACCTTGAGCTTCCAACTTCCGCGCATGTTATCGCGGAGCCAACTGCTGCGCCCGTCTGAAAGAGTTGCGCGGTGATCGTAAGCCCGCTCGTTGCCTGTGCTGTGTTGAGTTCGTTCGCCATATTTTTAAGAAAGTTCGGACATTGCTGCAATGACTGCCGCGTCAAAGGTCACTGGTGGCATGGGCCAATCGTTTCGTGGGTTTTGGTCTTGCGCGAAAACTGCCAACACGCCTTGCAAATAGGCTTCGAGCGCGTCGAGTTCCGCGCATGTTTTGTTTGCGGCAGTTAGGGTGATGCGAAGGTATATGAGCGTCGGTTGGTAGTCACTGCCAAGTCCCACGCTTTGCAAGTGTTCGATGGCAGTTACAAATGGTCGCAAGATCGAAACATAATTCGCGACGGCTTCTTCGACTTCCGCGCTCGTTGAATCGGGCGGCAATACCAACGGAGGACGACTTGGATCGTAGTCGTCCGTTATAACAATCGCGCTTGGTGAGTAAGCAATGGCCATTATAGTAGAGCAGAAATTTGCAGAAAAACTAAGCCACCGCGAGGTGCGCCAGTTTGAATAGTTGTCGCGCCTGCGGTCAGTGTGGGCCATGTTCCGAATGTCTGAGAAACCGATCTCCAGCCTCCTGACGCTGATACTTGACTTGATATTGTCGCCAGCGTTGGCGCACCAATGGCAAATGCTGCTGCGAGTTGAGTCGCGCCACTCAAATGCTGCATGGTGATCGCTCCGCTTGAATTAGTCGCCATCCAGTAACTTGTTTTTTCGGAAAGATTAAAGTCCGTTATATCGTCGGAAATTACGCCGGAAGCCGCACTACTCAAACTGACAGTTGTCGCAAGAGGTGCGCCGTCAGGCTCGCCATCGGCTGATGCGTAAATTGCTAATTGAACGGACGATGCTGCTACTCCAGTCGTTACACGCGCTCCAAGCTCGTCGACTGTGATAGCCCGCTGAACTGTGAAAGGGTATAAATAAATCGTGTTTGCAACCATCGCTGCGCCTGCGCCAAGGGTTCCATAATGGGGAGAAATCCAATGGCCGTTTGCATAGAGGTTGTTTGTTGCACCGCCTGATGGCGCGGCCCACGTCCCATCTGCGCGAAGAAAGTTTGACGTCCCTCCGCCGGATGATGGCGCAAGGCCTTTTAAACTCGATGTGAACGTGTCAAGCAATGCGGTTGCTTGCGCGCTGGTCAGGTCTTCGGGCGAGCCACTTCCGGCCGTTGTCCGGCCTTTGATTGTGGCGGTTGCAACGTCTGCGAGTTTCGCATTTGTGATGACACCGCTGTCGATTGTCCAGGTCGCTCCGGAGTCAGACACTGTAATGTCGCCCTTATCTCCGTCTGAAATCCCACCGCCGCCGGTGGATGGTTGCTGGATGTTTGCGCCGATCATGCGAGTAAGATCAAAGCGTTTTTCTCGGTGGGTTCGGGGAATTTGATTTCAAACGACCCGTCGAAAACCGAACGGTCAGCGCCGAAATTCAACGCGCAGATCACGGAGTTATT